TTAAAGGATCTCTGTCAAGATGATCCACGCTTATAGTATTTGTTCCTTTACCATTACCCATACATCCTGTTATTACTTGGTGAATATGAATATTTAAATGACATGAAATATAACCATTCGACATTTTATACCAAGTAATTTTATTTCCTTTATTATTCGTTTTTTTCATAATCTAATATTTTTTGGTAACTTGTCAGACATAATATACAAAATGTATCAACTTCGCAATACATAACTATAACAGTGTTTCCATTTTCATTTTGGATTTTCCATAATGGGTTCTTTTCTTGATTAGATGTTCGACCAATAGTTTTAATATGACCTCGTATAAAGTCTATTTTTGCCGTTTTATATTTATCACGAATATATGTATCTTTTAATGAAAATGTGTTACCATTATTCATATCCATTGTGTGTTTGTATAATGTGTTGTCGTAGTATGGACACCCTTTATAATTCATCAATTTTTCATATTATTAAATACATAATAATATTAAAATAAAATTGTAATTCCAATTGTGAAGCGCACACGCAATTTAATTGCTGTAAGCACTCTTATTCCCCTAAGTTTCCCTAGAGGGAGGACTGTATCTTAAGCCGTTTCAGGTTGCTTAAACCTTCATTAACGACCCACATCCGTTCAGTCTCTGACGCCCTACCATAGACTAGCATATTAATATCGCCTTTAGGTAGTAAGCATGCGGATTGCCCAATCTTTTTCATTATTACCATACCCAAGTTCATTACTCTTGGCCACTTATTCCTTTCGGAGATAAGCTTGGTAGAAAAAGCTCTAAGGGGTTTCCCGAACAACAAGATGTGTTGCAACTCCGACGACAACAAGTCGGAATCACTAGCAGTTAGTCAAATCATCAATAACGATGATGGTGAGGACATAAATGGTTTTCCATAGTAAGAGCTCACTTTACTATGGCATACTGCTTTTCGGCCCTTGTTCACAGCTAGTATGATCATCATCATAACTAAGCATGTAGCTTCAAGGCCTCCCATACCACTCATGATACGGAGAACGTTGTAATTGGTAGCATAGACACGAACCTTAGCAGTCTTGGTGCCCTCAACGGTAGCGTTGGAGAGAACAAGCTGAAGAGTAGCATTGTCAATGCGGGAGAAGTTGCACGATCCGCTTGGTTGATGCTCTTCGGGCCGGAGCGCAAAAGAGTACACATTGATACCGGTGTCGGGAGTGCGGGTGTGGTGCTGGTAAGGCTGGACGAGGTCGAAGTAAGTTCCTTCGCGCTCAGAGAAGCGATCCTGGCCGTTAAGCTGGAGCTTAGCGGTGACGACGGGGTTCATACCCCAGCAGTGAAGGGGGAGAGAAGTCTGGGTAAGAACGAAAGTGCCGGCATCAGATACACCAGAGTTCTGAAAGAAGGCAGGCTCGCCAACACCAGGGGCCATATTGGTCTGATCATAGCCTTGGCCAGGCTGGAGTTGAGTCTGACCCTGCTGCCACCAGTAAGCATTGGAGACGTCGATAGCGCCGGCCTCATTAAAGAGACCAGAACCATCGATGAATGAGCCAGTAGTCTGGGCAATAGCATCCTGTCCACCAAAAGCATGGATAGCGTTGGGAAGAGCATCGACAGCATCAGTGTAGTTGAAGGGCTGGGCACCGAGAAGCCTGTACAGAAGCTGGTTGCAGTCGAGAGAAGAACAGTAGTCAACGTTCTGATCGGGCTGGACAACCCAAATGAGCTCCTTAACAGGGTGGTTAAAGTTGAGCTTGATCTTGTTGGAAGAAGAACCGACAGACTCATCGCCAGTGAACTGAAGCTGCTCAATAAGGTACTCGTGGGGGTTCTGGGCCATGCGTCTGCGCTCATCAGTGTCCAAGAAGACGTAGTCGACATAGAGAGAGGCAGCGACAAGAGACTGGTTGTAGGCGGTGTTGACACGACCACCAGCGGGGGAGCTGGGACTGTTGGTGCTGCCGCAGCTGAGAGAGCCGACAGCCCACAAGCACTCATCAATGGGACGAATATCAAGGTTAATCTTGACTTCGTGATACTGAAGAGCGATGAGGGGCAGGGCAAGACCGGGGTTACGGCAGTACCAGAACTGAAAGGGTACATAGAGGGTAGTCTCAGGGAGAGCATTGCGGGGAGCGCAAACCTGACGAGGGGCGTTGGCTTGGCAGGGACCATCGATGGCATTGAATGAAGGATCGGTGATGAAAGTCAACTCGGTGGTGTTGCCGACCATAGCATAGTAACCGGGCTGCTGGTCAACGGGAAGAGTGAGGTTATTCCAGATGTGCATCCAGTCACCATACTGGCGATCAATGCGCTGACCACCGATCTCAACCTCAACCTGGGAGATAAGCTGCTCACCGGGGAAATCGAGCCAACGAGCATAAACACCGTCCTGAGAAGTGCCCTTCATGGATTGGTTAATCTCGGGGAGAGTAACCTGAAGATAAGTGCGGTAAGCCAAATCACCATTACGAGAAATGGTGCAGGTTACACGACGACCAAAATCAGCCTGACCGTTAAAAGTCTGCTCAATAGACTCCATTGCGAAGTTGGTGTGACGTTTGTAAGACACCTTCCAAAAGGTAATCTGAGGGTTGCCCGTAAGATAGACATCTTGGGCGCCGTAAGCTACAAGTTGCATAAGACCTCCTGCCATTTTTGTTTATTATAATATTGCTAAAGAAAAAAATTTTATAAAAAATCTTAATTAACTTTTTATAAATTAATAATTAATAATTAATAATTAATATAATAAATCGGTTGACATTTTTCCTAAATTCAACACATCACTAAATCGTGAAATCATAAAATCGCCAAATCATAAAATCGTTAGACCGCTAAATAATGTTATTCATATTTGACTTCAAAAAATTTACTAAATATTCATCCGAGTATATCTCCGTTTGTTTTTCATGCTTTTTCCTAAAAACATAGTTATCATTCTTCTTTCGTATACTCCAACCATTTTCTAAAGTATTCATCAAAAATATCATCAAGTAAATATCATTTTTTTGTTCACTGTTTATATCCAATTTACCATTGTCTATTAGCTGCTTTAATGTATGAATTCCCTCCTTTAATGGTATTATATCTTCCTTCTTTTTAATTATTTCTAAATTACTAGGAGTACTACTTTGCCTCTGCTCTTGTCCATTGTTGTTACTATTACTACTATTGTATATTTTATGAATAATCCGTTTATTTAAATAGTCTTCTGTTATAATCTCCGTCGTAGAATCTTCTAAATTTTTTAAATAAAATATAGTTTTCCTTTTTTTTATAGCCCAGTTTTTTTCTAAAGTGTTAATAATAAATTTCATTTTATAATATGTTTCTCTCTTAATATTCAAAATATTTAATGACTCTATATTTATACTCGTCTTTAAAACATTCGAACAAGATTTAATATTACATGTTTTATCATCTACATTTTCTTCTAAATCACCTGTTTTACCACTTTTAGTACATACGTCTAAATTATTTGATAACATTATTTTATTTTTATAGAGAAAACATTAATGCATTCCTAACATTATTCATATTTACATATTTCGTAATTTACAATTTACAATTTACACACTACAAAAATTCCTAAACATTATAATTTTATAGTTTTATATTTTAATTTTATATATAATTTAACCTGCTACTTGGTGCTCTTTTGTTAGGGTTGCATTATGATTCAAAGAAAATGTTTTATTTTCACTAGAAAAATAACTCGGGTAAAGAATACTCCAGTCTAACTCTTCTTCAAATAAGCTTAACTTTGTATAAATATATCCAATAAATGCACTACAAAAAAATCTAGATGTTTTCTGAGGATGAGGGTCCTTTTTACAATAAGCTTCTATCCAATCTGTAACTACCATATCATATGGTTTATCATATACAACTTTATGTATTTCTTTTAACTTTTCATAGTTAAATATTTTGTTATATTCTTCTGTACTTTCAAACTCTATTCTGCGAACATATATTTTTCCACCATATGTTTTAATAAAATGATCATACGGCACAAACTGAACACCAAATTTCTTTGTATTATCTTCCGGATCCGGAACATCAGAAATACCTGATGTCCAAACATATGTCCCCTTTAATGAAACATTCGTGAATTCTGGATCTACTACAATCATACCAACATGAGAAAAATCACTCTTTGTCGCAAATTTTATAACCCAACTAAGTAACCCCCACGATTTATATTCAAGATCATCACATAAAAGAAGGTCACCAGTCTTTAACTTACACCTCATTTCGGTCATTTTATTTTATATTATATTATAAAAAATATAAATAATATAAATAATATAAACATTACGATGAAGTTTATTTGGAACTATTTGGAACTATTTGAAATTACACCGACCGAAAAGAAAAATGAGACAAACTTTCTATAAAAAAATAAAAAATCGTTCAGTTAATCATTTATATAATTAAAAATACTAAAATAGATATAATTATTAATTATTATATATTAAAAAAGTTATACTTATAACAATATAATAGATATATATAGATGCCATCTTTTAAACATAAAACAAATAAAAAAATTTTCGTAGACAAAAAAAGAATAATGACGCTAGATAGTGTTCATCGCGAATTACAATCAGAGTTCAACTTAATTAACAGCGATGTTTTACCTACATTAGTTCGCAAAAAAAATGAAATAATGACAAAATTAAATAATCCCGATACTATAGCAGATGTCAATGAAAAAATAGAGTTACAAGATTCTTTATACGATATAAAAGAAGAAATTTATAAAAATAAGAAAAAAATTAAAGACTATTACTTGAATAACAGCAGATTTATTTTCGACTACTTTGAAAATAAAAAAGAAATTACAAATGGGACAAACAAAACCACTATCCTTAATTCCTTCTTTAAAGTAAATGACAAAACATTTGATGAAAATGCTTTAACTCGTGCAAATGACAACAATGTTCAAAAGTTTTTTACAAATCTTGACCAGACTTTTATTAACATAAATGACTACATTTACGCTACCGATATATGTCAATCATGTAATAAAGGAGAAATGATTCCTGTTGAACATGAGGGTATTATGGTATGTAACGTATGTGCAAAACAAGTTACCTACCTTATTGAAAATGAGAAGCCATCTTATAAAGAACCGCCCAAAGAAGCATGCTTTTATGCTTACAAAAGAATTAACCATTTTAAAGAAATCCTCGCTCAGTTTCAAGCAAAAGAAACTACGCAAATTCCTGAAGAAGTTCTCGAAAATATCAAGCAACAACTTAATAAAGAACGCATACCTCTTTCTAAATTTACAAACTCTAAAGCAAAAGAAGTTCTCAAAAAATTAGGATACAATAAATACTATGAACATATCCCTTTTATTAAGGATAAACTCGGTATTAAACCGCCGATTATGACGCCAGAATTAGAAGAGACTTTGTGTAATCTTTTTATGGAGATACAAGGACCTTATGCGAAATTTTGCCCGGATGACCGTGTGAATTTTTTGAATTATTATTATACGGTTTATAAATTGTGTGAGCTTCTTGAGAAGAGCGAATTTCTTTCTTATTTTCCGATGTTGAAAGATAAGGAAAAACGAATTGAACAAGATGATATTTGGAAGAAAATTTGCGAAGAATTAAATTGGGTTTTTATTCCTACGCAATAATATTAACAAACGAATTTTTTACTTTACACTATGATAAATAATATCAATAAAAATTGCAAGTAACATGGGAAACTGCCAAGCAGAAAATATATGGTTATGTGTATTATCTTTTGAAAATAATGTAACAACGCTGATGTAAAAACTAATAAGTAAGCATACCAAAAGAAGTGATACAAATAAAATTTGAATAGAGTTTAAATTTAAATACAGTTTGTTTAATGTTAACATTTGGTATTATATGTTACGTATTATGTATATACTATATTAATAATACAATATTTTATATTATAAATATTGTATTAATACTAAACCATTAATTTATATGTTTTGGTTTATCTCTTTTTAAATATTCGTTTTATTGTTTTTCTTTTATTTCTTCGTTTTATTGTTTTTCTTTTATTTCTTCGTTTTAGTATTCGACGACTTTTGCCTGCTTTTTGACCACCTCCCAGTTTTCGACGTTTAGATGGATTCTCAGGGTAATTACCCATCTCTCTCCTAAAACAATAACTACATGCATCATCAACTAGAAATCTATCAAGAATGCAATATTTTTTTAAGGTATTACCTGGTTCAGACAATGATGTATCCAATATGTTTACTTCTTGTATATACGGACTACCTATTTGGTATTCATCCGGTCCATCTACTAGATACCAACATGAAGAAGTACAGGGCTGAACTGCACCTCCAATACTGCGTTCTGTTAATACATAAATTTTATTTTTATATCCGGGTCTATGAGACCTTGTTATATTTTTCATTAAATTAGCTAATAGTGAGGCTTCAACAGTTTCTTTAGCGCCAAATATATTAAAACTAAGGGTTGGTAAAGGCGGCGGTAATCGCTTTAACGGATTTCCATATAAATAAGAACAAAAGATATTGCTTCCAGGGTCTGCAGGGTATACAGGTTGTTCATAGCGCATATATTCAAAATCTCGTTTAGGTGATGCCGTCCGAATATTACTTTCATGTTGTTTCAGTGTACTCAAAATTGTATGTGCTTTCAAGTCAATAGGAATATAAGCGTCGTATGTATTGTCGGATATTTTAACGCCATATGCAACTAACCTGTCATTTATACCTGGTTCTTTTCCATCCCATGGTGCAATACTTG